GAGTGGGACTATGAAGCAATTAAAGAACGAATGAGGGGGAAGAGCATTGTTTTTTGCCTCCCAGGTCGTGGATGTTCTTATACATTCCTAAAAGCATTTGTACAACTTTGTTTTGATCTTGTACAAAACGGAATGGCAATTCAAATTTCTCAAGATTATTCTTCGATGGTAAACTTTGCACGTTGCAAAGTTCTTGGTGCAAACGTTCTCAGAGGTCCGAAGCAAGTTCCCTGGGATGGTAAACTACAATATGATTATCAACTCTGGATTGATAATGACATTGTGTTTAACTCAGAAAAGTTCTGGCAACTGTGTGACCTCGCAGTTCCCGCAGAAGGAGATGAAAAAGAAATCGTTGCTGGATGGTATGCAACCGAAGATGGTCACACAACCTCCGTTGCACACTGGCTTGAGGAAGATGATTTCCGTAAGAATGGTGGTGTAATGAATCACGAGACTGTTGATTCGATCTCCAAGCGTAAGAAACCATTCACCGTTGATTACACTGGATTTGGTTGGGTTCTGATTAAGAAGGGAGTATTTGAAAACCTTGAGTATCCTTGGTTTGCTCCTAAGATGCAAGTCTTTGAATCTGGTGCAGTTCAGGATATGTGTGGAGAAGACGTTTCGTTCTGTCTCGATGCAATTGCAGAAGGATTTAAGATTTGGTGTGATCCCCGTATTCGAGTAGGACACGAGAAGACCCGCGTTATCTGATGACCTTTAATATCTTATACAGAGGACGTAAGATATATCAGAACCTCACACATGAAGAATGTGCTGATGTTCTTGAAAACCTCGCTCAAGAATATTATGAGAACGAGGAGTATGATGTAAATGAAATTGAACTGGAGGAAATTTAATGGCAAAACGACCGTCACTTACGAATAAAATTGTAATTGAACCCAAACAGAAAAAGACTCTTCAAGGTCAAGGTGGTGGAACCAAATACTCTGCTACCTCTCGTAATAAGGCAAAGAAGAAGTACAGGGGACAAGGTAAATAATTCTTAAGGCATCCGCAAGGATGTCTTTTTTATTGTATAGATACAATATAAGAGTGTTTGAGTTTATGTTAAGTCCAATTGAAAAGGATATTTTAAATTGGATTCAACATGTCTCTGAAGCTAGACCAGAATTAAAAGGATTTGCTATCTGTCCTTTTGCATCAAAATCAAAATATAAGATTATAGAAAGTAACATCGAAAATTTAGACCCTATTGAGGGATTTGATGTTATAATATTTGTTGTTGGTTTGCACCATACACTTGAAGAAATTCAAGACTGGGTGGAAATTTACAATACTCTTTATGAAAAGTGGGAATATTTTCAGGACTGTGCAGCATCTTATGATACTTATATCAACGGAATTCAAACAAATAATGGCAAATATAATCTAATTCTTGCCCAACCAAAGGAAAAACTTAGAAGATTTAGAGAGATTTTGAGTAGAACCGAGTATTATGACCTTTGGGAGGAGGAATATCTCTTAGAAATTCTTAGAAACGATTCGGACCTTGTGCGACTCGGGATAGGAACCCCGTAAAAAGTTCTGATTTAACTCTAAAAATCGGAAAAACCGTCATGGGAAAACAATCAGATCGAAATAAAGAGTATATGATGGACATGTGGGGAACAAATAGTCTGGTGACGGACTATAAATCTCCACAAAATCAACCAAAACAGATGATTTCAGAGATTATGAACGATGATTATGCCGTTAAAAAGCATAATTTGACAATTCAAAATGAATTACACCAGAAAATTAGAAATGATGCGGACTATGATGACTGGGAGTATGGAACTGAACCCGTTTATGGCACCAAAAGTTAAAATAAATGTAATAAATAAGTTATAATTGACCTCTATGATACAATAAATGCCATTAGAACGTGTTAGCAAACCCTTCAAAGATGTCAGTTTAACATTACAGAGTCACCCTTTGACTCGTGATATTCTGACAATCACTAATGAAAGAGCAATAGCACGTTCTATTCGCAATTTAGTTCTTACTCAGAAAGGAGAAAGGTTCTTTAATAGTCAATTGGGATCCGAAGTATCTAGACTTCTCTTTGAAAATCTTGACAGAAGCACTTCAATTTTCATAAGAAACGAAATTGAGTATGTAATTAATAATTACGAGCCTAGAGTGTCTCTCGTATCATTAGATGTTGAACCAAATTACGATGAAAATCAATTCGATATAGTAATAAAATATAAAATTATAGGAATTGATGTGCCAACTCAACAGTTATCATTTGCACTCACTCCAACACGATAATGGCATTAGTTAATTTCACAAATTTAGATTTCGAAGACATCAAGACTTCGATAAAAGATTATATAAGAACGAATTCCAATTTTACAGATTATGACTTTGAGGGGTCTAGTTTATCTGTATTGATTGATGTGTTGGCGTATAACACATACATCAATTCATATAATGCTAATATGGTTAGCAATGAATTATTTCTTGACGGTGCTACACTTAGAGAAAATGTCGTTTCTCTTGCAAGAAATATTGGTTACGTCCCCAGATCAAGGACTTCATCGAGAGCAAAAGTTTCTTTTTTCGTAGATCTTTCTGGTTTAAATGTTAAACCACTGACTTTGACTCTTAAAAAGGGAATTTGTTTCACTACTTTAACTACTTTTGGTAGAGAGAGTAACTCATTTTCAATTCCCGAAGACATTACTGTTCCCGTTGTAGATGGAATAGCATCTTTTGAAAACATTATAATCTATGAAGGGACGTTAATTACTCAAAACTTTACTGTAGATAGCACAAATTATCAAAGATTTATATTAGACAACTCTGGAATAGATACATCAACCATATCCGTAATAGTCAAAGATACTGCTCTGTCGAGTGATTCTAAAGTCTTTAAGCATATTGACAGCATTGCAAATATCGATTCGACATCAAAAATATTTTTGATTCAAGAAATTGAGGATGAAAGATACGAATTGCTTTTTGGTGATGGATTATTTGGTAGAAAACTTCTTCCAGGAAACTATGTAACAGTTTCTTATGTTGTAACTAATGGTGAAGTTGCAAATGGAATATCGAACTTTAGTTATGCTGGAAAATTGGTTGCAAACGATGGGAGCATCGTTAATTCCGAGATTTCTTTCGTTACTTCCGAAGGATCAACAAGTGGAGGAAAAGAAATTGAATCCATAAGTTATATTAAAAAATATGCCCCCAAAATATATTCCACACAAAATAGAGCAGTTACTGCAGGTGATTATGAGGCATTAATACCACAAATATATCCAGAAACTGAATCTATTTCCGTTTTTGGTGGTGAAACTATGGAACCACCAAAATATGGAAGAGTTTATATTGCAATCAAACCAACAAATGGATTTTATGTTTCCTCTGCAACTAAAGATTTTATTAGATCGGAATTAAGAAAATATTCCGTTGCTGGAATTGTTCCAGAGTTTATGGATCTGAAGTATCTTCACATTGAATATGATACTACAGTTTATTATAATAAAAATATGGTTTCCAATGAAAATGTGGTTACAAATATAGTTTATAATAATATTTTGGAATATACAAAATCTAGCGAAGTTAATAGATACGGAGCAAGATTTAAATATAGTAAATTCCTAAAGTTGGTAGATGATAGCAATTCGGCAATAACCTCGAATATTACTAAGATTTCAATGAGAAGGGATCTTAAAGTAGATATAAATGCTATTGGAAATTATGAAATTTGTTTTGGAAATGAGTTTCATGTCAAAAATATTCAGGGACAAAATATAAAGTCGTCTGGATTTAGAATAGAGGGACTTGATAATTTGGTTTATTTGTTCGATGTTCCAAATTTAGATAATCCAACAACAGGAAAAATATTTTTATTTGATGGTGAAACATTAAACTACTTCAATGAAGTTGGTAAAGTTAATTATGAAACAGGTGAAATATATTTGGAATCTATTGCCATAACTTCTACTGAACTCTTACAAGATGGAGAACCAGTTGTTATGATTTCTGCGATTCCAAAATCTAATGATGTTATCGGATTACAGGATTTATATTTGCAGATAGATATTAATAGAAGTAAATTGACTATACTTCCTGATGATATTTCTTCTGGAGCAGATTCCTCTGGAAGCACATACCTAGTAACTTCAAGTTATCCAAACGGACCACAAATATTAAAATAATATGGTAAATTCAAGAGTTAATATCAGCGAGATTGTTGAAAATCAACTTCCATCATTTGTTACGGAGGAATTTCCTCTCGTATCTGAATTTTTATCGCAGTATTATAAATCTTTAGAAATACCAGGTGGTCCATCAGATATACTGAATAATATTGATCAATATGCAAAAATTGATAATATCAAAAGTGTATCTGAATCTACCAATTTAATTGGCGATATTGATCAGTTCGCTACTTCAATTCTGGCAACATCCACAGTAGGGTTCCCAGACAAGTATGGAATAATACAGATTGATAATGAAATCATTACATATAAATCCAAAACTGATAATAGTTTTGAAGAATGTATCAGAGGATTTAGTGGAGTAAGTGATCTCAATGGAAAAAATGACAAATTAATTTTTTCCACTACCAATTCTGATGATCATGTAGATGGTAGTGCAATTTCAAACTTAAGTGCTCTATTTTTAAAAGAGTTTTTATATAAGATAAAGAAGCAAATTGCTCCTGGATTTGAAGGGGTAACGTTTAATGAAAATGTAAATGAAAAACTTTTTATTAAACAGGTAAAAGATTTTTATTCATCAAAAGGATCTGATAAATCTTTTACGATTCTTTTCAATGCTTTGTATGGAGAAAAGGTAAAGGTATTAAAACCTTCAGATAACGTAATATCTCCATCAGCATCAAAATATCGCAGAGCTCAAAAATTAGTTGTAGAGTGTGATAATAGAAATATTTTAAATCTTGTTGGAAAAACCATATATCAAAATAAAATAAATTCATCCAATCAATCTTTTGCTACAGTATTGGATGTTGAAGAAATAAAAAGAGGGGATAAAATTTATTATAAGATCAGTTTAGATAATGACTATAATAGAGATATTAATATTTCAAGTGGAACAATATACGGAAATTTTAATGTAAGCCCAAAAACAAAAGCAACCTCAAATATAACAAAAAATTCTACCTTTGTAACAGTTGATTCTACTATTGGATTTCCAAATGAAGGAGAATTATTAATTAAACTTCCCGATGGTACTACTAAATTAGTAACATATTACGATAGAAATCTAAATCAATTTTTAGAATGTTCTGGAATAACTTTCGATATTCCATCTGGAAGTGATGTTGGAGATAGTAATTATTCTTATGGATATGATCCAAATAACAATAAAATTGAGTTTAAAATTACTTCTGTAATTTCCGATTCTGTTTTTATAAATCCAATCGGAGGATATTCGAAAAATGATCCTGTTATAATTGATAATATTGGATTATCTGGTAATAGACCAATTCATACATCTTGGTTATATAATAATTCAATTTATTATTATGTCAAAAATATAACCCTGGTAGATTCTTCTAATTTTTCGTATTCTATCAGTCTTTATGATGACTCGTATATTTACGTTGGAGATAGTTTAGTTTTATATGATACCAAAGATAACAAAAACAATCTTAAAGTTACATCATTAAACAATAAAAGGTCTTTAGTTGTAGAATCACAACAGGGTGAAATAGATCTTACTGGAAGTTATTATATAGAAAGACAAATATCATACGTTAATACTGGCGACTCTTTTATAGATCAAGTGACTTCAAATGTCACAAATGTATATTATGACTTTTATCAAGGTGATAGTTTTGTTACATCAAATTCTTTACCTTCATATTTAAATTTAACACTTGATATAAAAAAATATTCTGTATCTTTTAGTGGTAATTTTAATGGAGAAGAACTTGAGATTGGAACACATTCATTCCTAACTGGGGATGCTGTATATTACATTCCGCAAAGTTCGAGCAATACTTTAAATATAGACTTTGGTTTATATTATGTTAAAAGAATAAGTTCATCCAGAATTAAATTATCCAGAAGTAAGTCTGCAATTTATGGAAATAAATTCATAAATCTAGTTGGAAACGTTACTAACAGCACGATTATACTAGAAAAATATTATGATAATAATTTTGTCCCATATAAGTTATTGAAAAAAATTCCAGAATTACAAAAAAGGGATTCTTTAGATTTTTATGAAACTAAACCAAACCAAAATACTGGCATTTTAATTAATGGTGTAGAAATCCTTAATTATAAGTCTTCAGATTTAGTTTATTATGGTGAGATAGAAAGTATAGATGTTTTGGATGGAGGAAATGACTACGATGTAGTGAATCCTCCTAGATTAATAATTACTGATAAAAATGATTCCCAAAGATCCACAAACGATTTTGCTAAAGGATATGTTGGGGTTGCAGGATCTTTGGCTGGAATAAAATTAGTAGATCCTGGATTTGATTATATTGATACTCCTATTGTAGATATAATTGGAGGAGGTGGAAAAGGAGCTTTAGTTAGAGCTGAATTAGCATCATTCAAACATGAAGAGTTTTTCAAATCCGAAGATTTTAACAACGTTAATTTATCTACAAATGTAATAACATTTTCCGAAGATCATAAATTTAGAGATTACGAAAAAGTTATTTACCGAGCATTTAATCAAACTGCAATTGGAGGATTAACTGATAATTCAATTTATTATATAAAAACTTTAAATTCAAAATCTATAACTATCCATAATGTAGAATTAGATGCAGTATCTGGAATAAACACTGTAAATATTACTTCTTATGGAATAGGAAAACATTCTATAGAATCGTATTCCACTAAGAAAAAGATTCAAAGGTTCGTTATCGAAAATAATGGAGAAGGGTATAAAAATAGATTAATTCAAGCAACTTCTTCTGGAATAAGCACAATATCGAATAGTATAACAATAACGAATCATGGATATGAAACTGGAGAAGTTATAGTATATAATGCCTCGGAAACTCCAATAAGCGGATTAACTTCGGCATCATCATATTATGTAACAAAGATTGATACCAATAGATTCAAATTATCTTCCGTTGGTGTTGGGACAACTGCTTCAAATTATTATATCAACAAAGGGGAATATATAAATTTCTCATCTGTTGGATCTGGAGTTCATTATTTTAATTATCCTCCAATAGAAGCTAAAATTACAGGAAAAATTGGAATTTCAACGCTAAGCGGGCAAGATTTTAGTGCTGTAATATCTCCAATTGTAATAGGAAATATTACTTCAATTTTTGTTTATAATGCTGGTGATTATTATGGTTCAGAAGAAATATTAAATTACAATAGACAACCTTCATATAGACTTGATAGTGGTAGTGGAGCTCAATTATTCCCTATAATTTCTAACGGGACAATAATTGGTGTGAATGTACAAAATAGTGGTTCCAATTATACAGATTTGCCATTAATTGTTATTAATTCATTTGTTGGATCTGGAGCAATATTAACTCCAATA